AAAGTAGTGTCAAAGACTAGAAGTCCTATTTATCGTACTTTAACCTTGTAGTCCTATTTATCGTACCTACAAACCGCCACCCACCTTCACCCTTTAGCAGTCCGCTTTATCGTACCTCTCACCCAACCCATAATTAGCATTATACACTATGTAATAATCATTCCTAATTTTACAAAAAGTACAATCTGTATTATTGACTTTATACACATTGTAAACTATAATATAATCATAGGGAACGGAAGGCACGAATGATGCTCCTAAGCCGTGGTCGGGCGCGTGAAGCGTTACGGATAGGTTTGCGTGACTGCTAGCTCATTTCCTTCCGTCACCCTTAACATGGTAGAACTCTTTAAGAGTAACGGAAAACTGGTCATTGGACGTTAATGGGGTTGTGCCCATTTCTACCACCACGGTTCAAACTATGAGCTTCATCCGGTGTAAAAGCCATAGAGCCGCGCTAACACGCCTGTTAGCTTGATGGTTATATAGGTTTGTCATTTCTCCTACTCCCACCATCCAAAAGGACAGCGCAAGATGTTCGCAATCCAAGTTAATTGGAACGCTAACTCTAAGCATAATGGTCGAGTCCTCGGCTTAATATTAAATATGAAAGGAGTGTATTACAATGTCAATGTGGTGGGATTTAAAGAACACATTATCTTATAATGCGCTCTTTAATTTTGTAGTTGGTTCTCGTGGTTGTGGTAAAACTTATGGCTTTAAGAAATGGGCTGCTGAAGATTTTATCAAAAATGGGAATCAATTTATTTATATTCGCCGCTACAAAACAGAGATGAATAAGAAAGCCAAAGAAAATTTCTGGGCGGCAGTTGCTCACGAATTTCCTGACCATGAGTTAAAGGGAACGCCTGAAGGTGCTTACTATATAGACGGTAAACTTGCCGGACAAACTCGTTATATCTCAAGTGCAAAATCTGAAGAACTCCCACTTGTTAATAAAATCTGCTTTGATGAGTTTATTTCCATGGATGAAACCCATCATGGTTATCTTAAAGATGAAGTCACATTTTTCTGTGAACTCTATGAAACTATTGCTCGTATGCGCAGAGTGGTTGTATTTTTCTTTGGCAATGCTGTTACATGGGCAAACCCATATTTCACAGAATTCGATATTAAAAAGCCAATTAACAAAAAGCAAATTGCTACAACTAGAGATGGCTTAGTCTTAATCCAAATTGCTAACAATGAAGAATACATTGAAGCAAAAGAGAAAACTGACTTTGGTCGTTTGATGAAAGGCAGCAAGTTTGGTAAATACGCCGTTCACAATGAATTTTATCTTGATAGTGTAGTTGGCATTGCTAAGAAAACTCCTGAAGCTAAATATCAATTTGGTTTTAAGATTCATGATGATTATTTAGGCTTATGGGTAGACTTCTCTTCCGGTAAATGTTATCTTTCTAGAAAATACAGTCCAGGTAGTGGCGTGATTTATGCGTTGACAAATGATGACCATGATTATAACACCATTTTGATTGCACGCACTCCACGCCCTAACTGGTTATTATATATAATTAAACAATATCGGTTGGGGGGATTGTATTGTGAAGATGAAATAATTAGGAGATACCTGATGGACATTTTAAAGATTGTAGGTGTATAATGTTAGGAGTTGAGTTTATGCCCTTTGTCATTGTTCTTGGGTTTATTGCATTTGACATTCTAACAGGGCTGATTAAAGCAAAGCACGATGGTTCTTATAATTCCAGTATCATGCGTGAGGGCGGTTATCACAAGTCCATGGAGATTCTTGCAGTGGTAGGCTCTTATGGTATCGAATATGCAATGCAGTATATTGAGCTTGGTATCCCAATTCCCCTTGTAGGTTCCGTGGTTACTTATATTTGCATTATGGAATTTATCAGCATTATGGAGAATATGTGTGCTGTAAATCCTGAACTTTCTGCTCTGTTTAAGCCCTATCTGGAAAAACTTAAAGGAGATGATGGAAATGAGGAAAGCAAACGGTGATGTCCTTTTCTGTTGGCCTTTAGAGAAGCACATTATCACAGCTGGCTGGACTTACAATGATGGTTCTTCCCACCATGCTATTGACTTGCGTGCAGCTCCCTGCACACCTGTTTATGCAGCTGAGGATGGTGTAGTAAATCAGGTACAGAGCTGGGATGGTAGAACCAAATCTGGGATGCAGTCTTATGGCAACATGGTTAGAATTAGGCATAACAATTATAATGGTTCTAAGCTGGAAACACGCTATGCGCACCTTAAAGACTGTCTCGTCAAAAACGGTCAACACGTTTACGAGGGTCAGCTTATTGGGTATTCTGGCGCAACTGGTAATTGCTATGGTGCACACCTTCACTTTGAAGTAATTTACCATGATTGTCGTGTTAATCCTTTGAACTGGTTAGATAGCAATTTTTGTTGTGCAACGCAGACAGTAATGAAACATCTTGGTAATTATACTTCGGTTCCTAGAGAATCTACTAAAGGTGATTTTATTAAGATTCATGCAACTGGCGTTGATATGCAAGCTATTATCGCTCTCTGTGAGAATCTTAAACTTACTTATGAACGGAGTAATAAATAATGAAAACACGCGATGAAATTTCTGCAATGCTTGGTGGCTTTGTCGATGCCAAACCTGATGAACAAGGAACTCTGATTGCTGGTGTGCTTGACGAATTTGATGAATGTCGTAATGAAGCAGAACAGTTCACTAATGGTTGTCCAGATGGTGCATCTAACTGGCATGAAGCTTATGACAATCTTCGCAAAGATTATGTTAAAGCATTTCTGAATGATGACAATAAGCCTAATGACGAATATCAGAAACCTAATGGTAATACAATTACAATTGATGAAGCTGCACAGGATTTTGTGAAGAAAATGTTTGGTAGAAAGTAAGGCGATAGATTATGAGTAGACCATTTAGTTATAATGATGAAAATTTTACTGTAATTGGAAATATTCTTTTTGTTCATATTTATATTGGTAAAAAAGCTTATGAAGTTGGAGATACACTTATTACTACTGATACTACTGAAACTACTGCTGATACTACTGAAACTACTGCTGACACTACTGAAACTACCGCTGATACTACCGCCCTAGATAAAGGCGAAATTTCTGATACTACTGCATTTACCATTCCCCGCGAAGTAATGTCTCGTGTTATGAAAACTGATTACGGTAAATTTGTAGTTACCAATTCTATCCCCTGCTTGCGTGTAGTTCTTGAAGATGGCACCGTTTCTAGTGCTAAAGTCTCTTCCGATGGCGTTGTAACTTTGACCGCTCCTGCTACAGGCAAACTCATTATTGAAGGCACTCTGGATATTGAGTGCAACTATTAAGAAAGGTAGGTAATTAAATTATGGCTTCTGCTGCTGTTGGTATTATTAACGCTGTATTTGGTAGTGATGCTACTTTTGGTGGTGCTCCTAAGATTGAGAATACCACCGAATCTATTAAATCCGCATGGTCGTTTATCAATTCTTATGAACCGCGTCTGAACTATTTCTGTAATGCTCTTGTTGACCGTATTGGCCTGACCGTTATGCGTTACATTTCTTTTGAAGACCCTTGGCAGGTTTTTGATAAGGGCGTTCTGGGCACTGGCGCTACTGTTCAGGAAATTTATGTAATGATGCAGAAAGCGACCCCTTACTTCTCTGCTGACCGTGCTACTAATGATGAAGTTATGAAAGCTGAATTTGGTAGCGACCCTGCTGAGGTTTACACTGCTTACCATGCTGTGAACTCTCGTATTAAGTACAAGGTAACTGTCAACCGTGAAGCTCTGGAAACTGCTTTCATGAGTGAAGCTAATTTGTCTGCTTTTGTACAGAACGTCATCGACCAGATTTATAAGCCTGCTGAGCTGGATGCTTTCATCATGAAGAAGTATCTGCTGTATCAGCTGGTAAAGAATAATAAGCTTAAGAAAGTAACTGTTTCTGCCGTTACTGATGAAGCTTCTGGCAAGACCCTGGTTAAGAAGTTCCGCCAGATTTACGGCAAGATGAAGTTCATTTCTAAGGAATATAACGCTGCTGGTATTCCTATGAATACTCCGGCTGAACGTCTGTACACCATTGTTCCTGTTGATATTTCTGCTTCTATTGATGTTGATGTTCTGGCAAGTGCATTTAATATGGATAAAGCAGATTTTATGGGGCATCGTCTGGAAGTTGATAGTTTTGCTCTTAATGAGTATGAAGTTGAACGCTTGGAACATCTGCTTACTGGTAATGACCCCTCTGGCAATGGTTCTGTAACTATCGCAACTGGTGGCGATAAAACCTATACTCACGTTACCCCTAACGATGAAGATATGACCGCTATTCAGGCGCTTATGGTTGACCGTGACTTCTTCCAGATTTACACTAAGCTGAACACCATGCGTGAAACTGACCTTGGCTCCACTCTGGATTGGAACTACTTCCATCATATCTGGCGTATCTATTCTGCATCTCCGTTTGCAAACGCTGTGCAGTTTACTACTAAGGCTTGATAATTGACATTTTCTTAAGCATGTAGGCTTATCCTCCTAAAACGTGGGGCGCGCATACGATATCACGCGTTGCTTTGATTATGTCTACCTATAAACAATGTATCACTGACCAAAGCACAATCAGAGTTTCAGCAGGTTATCCACATTATTCTGATGGTTCAGTTCATGGCGGTATTGACACAGTACATACAAATCATCAATCTTATGCACCAATGGCAGGTACGGTTGAAACAGCCCATACTTGGCAAGGTGGCACGACTGGTAACGATTCTTGGGGCAACTACATTGTAGTTAAGATGAGCGATAATAGCTATTGGCTTGCAGCTCATTTTGTTAGTCAGATTCATAGTGTTGGTGAAACAATTACTCGTGGTCAATATATTGGTGAGCAAGGACGAACAGGTAATGTTACTGGTATTCATACGCATTGGGAATACTGGATAGGCGGTTATGGCACAGCTTACAGAACTGACCCCTCTGCTATTCTTGGTATTCCTAATGAAGTAGGTACATGGGATGTTGAATGGGATGCTACAAATCCACCAACTCCACCTACACCACCAACACCACCCGGCCCAAGTCCTACTCCTACAGTTAAACGTAAACTTCCAATTTGGATGATGTGTAAACCACCCTACAGATTTTGAAAGGAGCTGAAAACGCAAATTGCCGAATATGCAACTTTATATCTGTAAGGGTATCCCTACAGATAAAACCTATAATCATGTGCTTAGGTTTCAGTCTGATTCTTCCCGTTTTGCTTATTTCACTTCTAAATCCGTTCTTCATCTTACCAATTACACTTATCAGCGCTTAGAGCATTATCTCTCTGTTGGTGTTAATGCCGAAACGATTGAACAGTGTAATTATATTCTATTTCAGAACGCAGACTTTTCAGATAAATGGTATTATGCCTTTATTGACAAGATAGAATATGTAGCAAACGAAACCAGCAGAATTTATTTTACTGTTGATGTTATGCAGACTTGGTTTAATCAAGTAACATTACAGCCTTGTTTTATTGAGCGTTCTCATACAAACACTGATGAAATTGGAGATAATATCATCAATGATGAACTAGATACAGGCCCATATATTGACGATATTCAACAGTACATTGACTTTGATAAGCGTATCTGTATTGTTACAACCTTTGATAAGCCTGAAAAAGACTCTCCCCCTGCATCCGGTTCTTTACGGTTCGGAATTTATTCTGGCTGCAAAGAAAACTTTTTTACTACAGCTGAATCTGCTAATGACTTTATTGCTAAGGCTGTAGAAGCAGGGCAAGCTCCTGACGGTATTTTGGGAATTTATATGGTTCCTCTTACCTTTGATACTGGTAAGTATGATAAGACTTTTGTAGTTCCTAATAATGTAGCTGGTTATGTTCCTAAGAATAATAAGCTTTTCACATATCCTTATTTTTATCTCCGTTATTATTCTACACAAGGCGATAACCATGTTTTTCGTTTTGAACTTGGAGATAGAAAGAAAAGTCTGCATATTGGATACAATGTAATGTCAAATGCTGGTCAGACTACAGCAATGTTTGCAGCAGAGGATTATAAAGGCTCTACTGGTTATAATCAGGAAGATGTTTTTGCAATTAGCAACTGGCCTACTTGTGCTTATAACACTGATATTTATAAGGTATATGTAGCACAGAACTCTAGTTCCATGGCAGTTGAAAATGCAGGTTTGGTAGCTGGTACAATGTTTGCTGGTATTAACCTGCTGACTGCCCCAGCAAGGGATGTTCAGGCTATGAGTGGTAAACATCCTGCTCTTTTCCCCGATAATACTTATGGAGCTATTGAAGGCTTAGCAAATCAAATGCTTAACATTGCTGGCACGCTTGCAAAACGTGATGACATGGACAGATTGCCGCCACAAAGCCACGGCTCTGTAAGTCCTTATTTCCGTTTTACTGATGCTGGTATTTTACCGACAAAGGATGCAAGTGCTCCATATGCTATGGCTAGTTATCATCATGTTACTAAAGAATTTGCAAAAGTTATTGATGACTATTGGACTATGTTTGGCTATCCAATTCACCAAGTTCAGGTTCCTAACATTGACTCTCGAAGAAATTGGAATTATGTTAAAACGCAAAACTGTTGTTGCTTAGGTGATGTTCCTGCGGATGTTTCTACAATGATTAACGACATCTTTAATCGTGGTGTTACATTCTGGCATAATCCCAGTCTTGTTGGAAATTATGAAGCAGACAATTCTATCTATAAACGTATTCCAGAAGTAGGTGAGTAAATGAGTAAACGTTCGCAAAAACCACAGCCACCTTGGATTGATTCATATGACTTAACGGTTGCAACTTATGCTAACTGGTTTAATCGTCTGTATGATGTAGCACTTGCAAGATTCAAATGGGAAGGGCTTGAAGATTCTCCTTTTTTGGATGAACGATTCATTGAACAGTTCTTGTTCTGGCAACCCTTAATGGCTGGTTATCATGACCCTGTTATGGGCAACTTGATTCTCCCGGCTATGCCCAGTGATAACTTTGACATTATTGGCGACCCTAAATATCTTCGTGCTTATGGCTACAATTCTAATTATCAGAAAACTGGCCTTAATAAACAAAACTGTGCTTACCTTTGGTGTAATATGCGCCGCTCCCCTGATGCTATTATCATTAAACAGTTTGCACAACGTCTTACCAATATAGACAGAACGATTGACTTAAACCTTGCCGCACAGAAAACTCCGCGAATTGCTTATGCAAATGAGAATACAAAACTTTCTGTACAGAACTTGGTTTATCAGCAAGATAAATACGACCCTTGGCTGTATCTTAAAGGCAATCCCTCTACTGATGATATTAAGAACATGATTGGCGTTCTTGATTTAGGTGTTCAGTACATTGGATTGCAGTTAGAGCAACAGAAAAAAGAAACTCTTGCTGAAGCTCTTACCTATTTAGGTATTGAAAGCAACTACAATATGAAAGCAGAGCGGCAGTTTACTACTGAAGTTCAAATGACCTTAGGCCAGGTAGAAGCAGACCGTCTTTCTCCATTGTACTCTCGTCAAAAATTCTGTAAAGATTATAACAGGCTCTTTAATACTGACATCTCCGTATCTATGCGTTCCCAGCTTGAATTAACTAAGATTATGGAGGGCCGTGAGGATGAAGAGAATTTAAGCGATACTAATATTGAGGATGGTGATAAGGACAATGAGTAAATATACAACTCAAGTACGATTTATCTGTGAATCAAAAGCAGGTATTGTTGAACCTTACACCAATGTTTCTTATTCGGAAATTATTGAGCGTGCTCGTCCTAAAATCTTTAATTTTAGTTATCCTATCTGGAATGAAAACAAGCGCAAAGAGCTTGAAACCAATATTCTTAAGCATTTCTATACAAATGAAATTGGTTCTGAAACCTTCGGTCTTTGGCAGCTGCGTCTGGATGATTGGATGAACAGCCACATGCCTTATTACAATCCTCTCTTTGAAGCACTTGATAAACAGTATGAAATGTTTTTAACTGATGACTTTTCCATTACCAGTGATGAAAATACTGAACATCATGATGTGAATACAGAGGATAGAACCAAGAATAGTAAGGTCAATATTGACGGCACCAATAATTCCAATTATACTTCCAATTCTAGCAGCAATGGAGAGAATACCAATACTCACACTGATACTCCACAAGGTAGTATTGATAATTTTCTTGCTGGTAAGTATATGTCGGATGCTGACCATAGTAAGGCAAATTCTGCCAATGATTTTAGGTCTAATGCCAGCTCTAGTAGTAATAGTAATACCACTCAGGATGATAAAAACAACACAAAAGAAAATCGTGATGGCAATGAACATCGTGTTCTTGACCATGTAGAAAAAGGTTATCGTGGTCGTTCTCTTGTATCTATTATGAACGATTATATGAAAGAAAACACGAATATCTATAATTGTTTGTATAGAGATATGGAAGTTCTGTTTATGCGTTTATGGTAAAGAGGTGATTAGGTTTGAAGTACAATCCTTTGGATAAACTTTTCCGTTCTGTAATTCCTGTTGCCTATGATGATAGCATTAGTTACTATGAAATGGTATCTAAGGTTATTGAGGTAATGCAGCAGTACATTGAAACCAGCTCCATTAGTTATGCAGACCCTATTCAATGGGATATTACCAAACAGTATCCTCGTAACACAGTTGTTGTCACTGTCAATGGTGATGGATATTTAAGCACTCAGCCTGTGCCTATTGGCATTGATATTGACAATGAAGATTATTGGACTAAGATTGGTAACTTCTCTGAACTTTGGGGAAATGTTAAGCTTGCTATCACTCCCATTGATGAAGGGCTGAAAACTACTGCAAGTGGTAACCGCAATATTAACGACCTTGTTTGGCTTAATAATGATTTGTGTGTAATTCTTAAGCCTATGGATGCAGGTACTCGGTACATTAGGGGCACCAACTGTGTTAAGACAAGTATTGCTGAACGTTTGCACTATATTCTGTCATTAAAAGTTGCCAAATATAATGAAGATGACACATCTATCTCTTTTGGTTTCTTTAATCCTAATAATGGTACAATCGTTACTGGTGGCGACCTTCATATCTATGACGCTCCTGTTGAAACTATCAAAATTGTTGGCAAATAAGGATAGGTGATATTATGCCAAGTAATTATGTATCTAAGTTCAACCTTAACGACCAAGAAGTAATTGTTAAAGACAGTGAAGCTCGTACTACTGCTAATACAGCAAGCGCTAATGCTACTAATGCTCTTAACAAAGTTACTGAACTGGAAAAGCTCTCTCGTGTTGAAGTTACCTATACGCAAGATACTGAAACGATTAGTATTACTGCTGGCACTCATACTGTTTGATAAAGGAGTAAAATATGGCTACTACTAATTTTGTAACGCAAATCAATGTTGATGGTACTATCTGTGAAATTAAAGACTCTGTTGCACGCACTGATGCAGCTAGTGCTAAATCGACAGCTAACACTGCTAATTCTACTGCTAATGATGCTAAGTCTACTGCTGATACTGCATCTAGTGATGCTACTAATGCTTTGAATAAAGCTAATAGCGCTATCACTACTGCTAATACTGCTAAGTCTACTGCTGATACTGCTGCACAAGATGCAAGTGATGCTAAAAATACTGCTAATGCTGCATCTAATAATGCAACTAATGCACTTAATAAAGCTACTGCACTTGAGCAACTCCCTCGTGTTACTGTTACTTATAGTCCTGCCGATACCACTATTAAAGTTGTTACCACTAATACACATACGACTGCTTGATAGAAAGGGTGACTTAAATTGGCAAATCCCACTGTTGATAAATTTAAGATTGATAATGCCACTTATGACGTACAAGATACCCAAGCTCGTACTGATATTGCTAAGAAGATTGACAAAGACACTGTTGGAAATCTTGACCAGACTGTCACTGGTAATATGAATCAGACTATTAACAGTAATCTGAAGGTATCTGCAAATAAAGTAGAAATTGTTTCTAAAGGTAAATCAGCGTTTACTGCTCATTCGGGTATTACTTCGCTCGGTAACACTGACGTACCCACATATATTTATGGTAAACTAACGTTGGCATCAGCCTTTGAAAAAAGTATTGATGATAATTATGCTTATGTTTCTATTGGAACAATTTCAGGCTCAGACACAAAATTTTTAACAACCCGCACTGGTAAGATTCCTAGTTTTGTTGAGCCATCCCCTGTTAGCATTGAAAAATATCAGACGTTGAAAAAAGACGGTACTGATGATATTACCAATACCATTAACACTCACACTAAGAATGAACCTCTGTTTATTCCTGCTGGTACTTATAAAGTAAGTGCTCCTTTACAGCTTAAGCATAGCTTGTATGGTGCTGGTTCTTCTCGTGACCCTGCACGCGGCACAAGCGATACTATCTTGCAGTATACTGCTAATCCTACTGCTTTTGGTACTCAGGGTGTTATTACGGTATCTGGTAGTGATGTAACTGGTAATATTGTTATTGCTAATTTGGATATTACTTGTAATGGTATGATTGGCGGCATTGTATTTACTACCAGTAAATACACTGATAACAGCATTTACAATGTAAGTATCAATAAGGTTAAGTCCTATGGTGTTTACTTGCAGCCCAGCAATGGCACTCTGAACCGTTACTGCTACATGGATAATGTAATGGTGTGGGGATTTAGTGATAATACTCCGGTGGAACGCTGGACTGGTTCGGTTGCGTTTTTCTGGGGTAGCGCAGCTCCTGACTGCGAATGTAATAACCTTGTTAATATGGTATGTCAAGTTGGTTTTGACTGCCGTACTGATGTATACGGATGCAACTGGACTAGCTATCATGGTATCCCCTCTGGTGGTACAGGTGGTACTGATGCTAATACTTGGTGGAATAACACAATCGCTTGCAAGGTTACTAACAATGATATTCATGTTACTAACTTTTATGCAGATACTTGCCGATATGGTTTTGTATTTGACGGCCCTGGTAAGGCAGCAGCTTATATTAACAATATGATTTATACCTGCGATGATGGAACTGCTACCACTGAAACTGGCTATGCTGGTATTGCTTTGATTGGTAGTAGTCCTAATCCTCAGTTCATTGTTAATGGTGGTATTATTAACCGCTCCGCTAAAGTTAGCACAACTATTCAGTCAACTGGTACTTATCCTGCTACCAATGCTGTATGTAAGCTTGATGATGTTTACATTTATACTAAGCGTGAATATATCTTCGGTAGCGGTGCTGTGGAACGCGGTCAGTTTATTTGTGCAGCTGGCGAACACCGTTGCATTGATTTAGCTATCACTAATCAGGTGCAATACACAGTCGCTGGGAAGGCAGTTAGTGGCGACCCATACCAGTATAAGGCATTTGCATATATCCCAGTTGATACGAATACATCACAGGGTTGTATCCATCTCACTGACGGAACCAACATTGATTATAAAATCTATATTACAAAAAACGAAACAGATACATCTCTTAATATTACCGCATTTGACAGCCGTAAGCTTAGTCAATCGATTTTTAGCGCGTCTGCTGGTACAAGCAAGACAGTTACTTGGGATATTAGCGATAGTGAAGATAAGTTATATTATTCTAGGGATTCTAAAGCTGTTATCCTATACTGCAAGCGCCATGCGTCAACTGAATTCACTGTTAGTTTGTCTGGATTCCAGTCTGGTATTTCTCCTGTAATTCTTGACCGTATTAGAAATGAAGATGGCACTCCTATGGATTATCCTCGCTGGGATAACAACAATGGTATGACTGCTATTAAGGTTCTTCGTCCTAATATTAGTTAAAATAAAACACCCCTAGGTGGTTATCCACTTAGGGGTGTTTTTCTATTTAGAATGGCAAATCATCGTCAATGTCTGGCGGCAATTCATTAGGGAGCTTGTCAGTCATCCTCACTTTCATCATCTTCATCTTCATCTTCCTGCAAGGAATCAAAAGCGTTAAGAATAGAATCACTCAAAACTTTACGGAATTCCTTAGTGATGGGGTAGCAAATATCATGCCATTCATCTTTCTTATTCTTTGCGCTGGGCATTGCTACAAACAGACCCTTGCTGCCGTCCATAATCTTAATACCAGAGATGCAAAATACATTTGCAAGCGTAACAGAAACCATAGCGCAGCAATTAGACTTCTTGTTGTTAATAGGGAAGATACGAATATCAGTAATGACGGAAGAAGCGGACTTAGCAGAATTGGTAGCCTTAGCGGATGCTTTCTTGTTAGTGTACATAGTTAGTTCTCCTTTGTTAAATAATGATAAGTAAGAAATTTATATTGAGGACAGTTTTTATACTGGCCGCAACAATCGGTTTTAAGGTTGTACTCTTGGCGTGACACACTCATACCCTCACAGCGAATGTAATTTGTTGTATGAGAAATATAATAAGGACAGGTAGCTCTTATACTGATTCTGTAAGAATCTTTTTCTTTCAATTAAATCATCTCCTATCACTCCATTCCCACTGGAATACACTTGCAGGATTGCCATCAATTAACATAGCATATTCTTTGTCGGATTGTACTTTATGATAAGTTCCGTAAAGTTCCTTACCATTTTCATCGTGGTTTATGCTAACAACTTCGGGCAAATAATCTATATACGATTCTCCACGTAATGAATAACAGAATGAATAATACATTCTATTAACAGGACTGTTTGTTGAACGCAATGTATAACCACAAGGTTCTAGTACAGTTACAGAATATTCATCTAAGTGGTCTGTTTCTCCGTTATCATCCGTAAAATCTCCTATAATATGCGTTCCTGGGGTTTTACGAATAAGTTTCTTGTTTATGGATTCATCATAACTGATATTAGGTCGAAAATATTCTTGTACTAGATACTCAAAATCTTCATCGTTTACTATTTGTGTAAACAATTCAGAAAGCTGTTTCTTACTTGCACCTGCTACAGTGGCCTTAACTTTTAAGTGCTTATCTGCATCTAAGTATGTTGCGCAATAGCATTTACTTCCCCATGTTACAAAATCCTCATAGTGACCATCAAAGTCCATAATTCCAAAATTGTAACAATCTTTATTCTCACTGTTATTGAGAATATTCTCATTGAATCTATCAATGGCTTTTTGAACATTCTTATTGTAGCCAACAAAATAACCGCTATCTGTATCGTGATAGAGAGGTTCAATGCCTTGGCTTAATACTAGATAAAGCATAAAGCAAATAAGGTGCAGTCTACTATAAGCAACCGTATATAAACCATCTGTGAAAATATTTAGGGAATTTCTGGATTTAATAAACTTAACCCCGGTTGGAATCCATTCAAAATTATCACCTTCCCCCTGTACTCCAACTTCCTGTCGTAATGGCTTCATTGCTGAACATCCATACTGACCATTCAATCCACCTTTACTTGCCATTAAGGCGAAGTGAACTAAATCTTTGTTATGAGTATTCATAATTTCTTGTGCTACAGAATCATCATAAAGCTTCAATCCCTCAAATGTAAAATCATTTAACGTTTCTACATGGTCAGCAACTTTATGCTCAAGCTTCTTGAATCCTGTTTTCTGGCGTGCATAATATTTAACTGTATTGCGTAAAGGCTTGTTAATAAACTTGTGGGCTGTTGCATAATAAAGTTCATCACATTCTGAACTACTATAATCATAAAGCATTTGAATTAACATAAAGTCAATATCGCAGCCGTGAAATGTAAGTTCATCTGCTTTGACTACTTTACCATTGTCGAAGTTACCATTTTTAATATTGCTACATTTGGATGTACTGATATAGCTGTAAATACAGTTACCAAAATCTTTAGCGTTAATATTATAAAAGGTAACATTAGCCATGAAGTTATATTTTATTGGCCTTTCAAATAAGATTGATTCACGGTATGCTGCTTGGAGGACTGAATAGAATTTAACATCTTTACCTCCATATAACTCAATCCGCTGGTCGGGATAATCGAAGAACCCTGAGTTAGCGCCGCTTTCGCATCCAGATAAGAACTCATAGTTTGCAGACTGGAAATTTTGGTAACATTCATTAGGATTAGTCTCCTTTCTCCATTTATAAGGGAATTTCCTACCGTACATTGCTGATGGGTGCATAGAACTTGCATCAAAACACCATACATTCTTAAATATTTTACCAACTGCGTAAGGATTAGCATGAGTATAACCACCTGCAAGACAGTCTTGAAAGAACTTCATAAACGGTTCATTATTCTTAAGTTCTATCGCCGCTGTGAATTGTGCAGTATGAACTTCTTTATCAGTAGCAATATTCCTGTTAAGCCTTGTTTCACGCTTAATCATTGATGTGTTAGATACTCCAATATCTGATACATTATCAACTTTAGTGAAGTTTGCCATATAACGACATAGTGCATACAAAACTAGCTTGCAGTCACGTTCGTTATAAATGTATTCAGAATCAGGTAAATCTGACCACCAATAATATTTTTGGTCGTAACCGCCTTTGACTTCTTTAAGTTTAGGAACTCCAAGCTCTGTACCTATAAGTTCAAGACTTTTACAGGAAAGAATCTTGAAGCTGTCATAAAATTCAAGATGGTCAAAAGCTGCTACTAATGGCTGGTGCGGAGCAACTGCAATGAAATGTTTAGGATTAAAGTTCTTAATGCAGAAATTTATGTTACGCATCATTGCTTCAAATTCATAGCTCAAGTTATGCACAAAGATTTTGACGTATTCATCATTATTCTTAGCATCCTCATTGATTCTCTCAAATTCGGAAGAAATTGAATCATAAGTTCTAAAGAAATTATAATCCATTTCATTCTCAAAGTCACTAAATGGTGCATGAGGTATAGGACGATAAGCAAATGAAGCTAGGCCGTGAAGATAAGTGCTTTGCAGATGCTCTTGAAGTTCATCCTCACCATACATTAAGGATGATGTTTCAATATCATAGCAATATATGATACTTGAATACTTATGTTCATTACGCTTTCTCACATATAGCACCACCTCCCATAATATATTTTTCTTATTTGCCTAGTTTCTTATCTAACCAGTCAAATAGCTTAGCTACTGCACTGAGATATAGTGAAACAAAAACAATGCCAATAGTTAAAGCTGCAAAAAATATAATGACAAAGACTATTACACTGACTAGTACATTAACCATAATATCACCACAAATCATACTTAGATGCAAGTTCTACAAATTTTTTATAAACTTCTTTGTTATTCTCTATAAACTCTTCATTATCCTTCGTAATAGATTTAAGCTTCTCGCTTGCATTAACAAGAACTTCACCAATCTGGTCAGAATTTCTTAAAAGATTGTCATACTCTGAATAAGCTCTATCCATATCTGCTAAAGAGCCAAGTCCTAACTCTTCACCAAGTTCACATAATTTTTTCAAATCTTTTGGTGGAATATCCCTGCTATATGTGCCCATAAGATTATTAAGTATACCAGAAATTGCTCCCCATTTCTTTTTGTCAAAATAGGAGTTTGGATTCCTAAGAATCTTATATGCGGCATCGCTATAGTTAAATACATCCTCAAGACGATTAGCTACTCTCAATGACCTGTAACTATCTGTAACAGATTTATTTAATGATTTAATATGCTCTGAATATTTAGATAAATACTCTTTCATGAGCTTTTGTGATATTTTGTCATCGAGATTATCGGATATGTCAATAAGGTCGCTATACAGTTTTTCGGCTTCATTAAGAGCGGTGTTAGCAGTAAATTTCAGAGCATTGGCAATTTCAGGAGATTGTCTACCTCTAAGACTTTCTTTTAAGTCACCTGTTACAGTGATGCCAGCTTTTCTGGATTTACGTCTTGTTGCGCCTATCTTTTCCAGTAACCTAGTTGCTTCGGCTTGACGCTTAAATGTTTTGTTCTTTGCCATAACGTTACTCCTGCTGTCGTAAAGCTAACTCTTTTCTAATGTCATTATCATAACGGTCAAGCAGATAGCACAACTCTCTAAGCTGACAATCTTGGCAATCTTTATCCATGAAGTGTGTAAGCCATGATGGACAGGATTTAATGTACCAGTTATTGCATAGTTTATTAAGTAGATTAAGAGTTTCTGTATCTAGGTCTTTAATTGTCATAATCACACCACCCAAATTTCTAATTTGCCCGGTTCATCAACTGATTTATAACCTGTACACTTAAAACTCGTTACTTTCAAATTCCTAAGAACATTAGGCATTACTAAGTATTCATCTTGATAAAGTATACATCCGTTTACAATATCATCGCCAGACATACCTTCAGATTTATTATATCGACAACGTATGACACATATTGAGTGTGAGCACATGTCTTTATTAGCATTAACCAATTCTTCAATAGTCATAGTAAACACCCTCAACATTTTCTGGCCAAACAGAATCTAGGCAATCGCCTACAAAATATTGGTTAAATGTACAGTTAGAACTTGGTGCTACAGAATAATAAGCTACTCTGCCATCATGCTCTATAATGTCAATAACCTTACCAATTTTAGCAATGGTAATTGCTCTATTCTCTTGTCCATCTCCATAGAAATAACCATATTCTCTTACATTGTATTTAATGATTGAGCCTATGGGAATGGGATGAATGGGAACATCATAACGCATTGTATAAACTCCTATCTTAAACTAATCGCTTAAATCATCATTATTAACTCCTCTTAGGATGTCGATGATAGCTCCTAAAACCACAATAAATTAAGCATTGTATCAGCTCCTTATACATAGAATTTGAAATATATTTTAAGATTACCTTTATAGATTGTAAAACCTATAGTGAAGTATTTAATGTTAAGATTATCATACTCTCTTGGTAGATTCTTGAATAAATTTTTACACTTAACATCTCCGCAATACTCAGCTATAATAATTAGAGTATCAGAACTTATAGAACCACAATGTACTAGAATATCATGGATTGTCATTTTATTTCACCTGCTTTCTTAAATAATGAAGAGGGAGAGGGGAGAGGGGGATTTGCAAGTTTAATAAATTGAACCCCGGTTTATTTTTAAGGCTTCTCACGACACCCCCGGTGGGCGGCGCGGCAGGGTTGGTGCTAAGGTTAATGCCCATTATCACCATTTTCTTAAAGGTCGGACGCTTTAGCGCTTTACAGTGGTAAAGTGTGTTAAGAATTTATCAATCGCTTTAGAACTCTAAATTGCTAAAGTGTGTTAATTTCTTAACAGGTAAGTCACATTATCATATGAACAACTATTCATGTGTTAAGAATTTCACAGGTTAGCGGTTAGGCTTAACTATTGCTAGTTATTTATACTTAATAGTAAAGAGTTCTAACTAAAAATTTGCATAAAAAATGCGCTGCTTTTAACAGCGGCGCATATTTTATTTTTGGTCAACAATTAAATTTTAATTCTTTGAAATTTGTTGAAAAAATACTGATTTAATGCGGTTGAAATAACGCTTGCAAAATCATCATCTAAATTCTTGCGGGCGGCGCGTTTGCCGGTTTTAGAGTCGTTGTATAATCTAACGGTTACCGGGTAATTCCATCCGGTATTATATTTATATCGTATCCAATTTCTAAACTTTGCAACGTGTTGCGCGGTTGTATTGCTATAAAAGCCAAATACCCAAAGAATGCCGGTTGAAAATTGATAAGCGGCTACGATAGTTGAATAACTTTGTAAAATCAGAAAATCGGAAAAGTCGGGTTTAATAATCCATGCTGTGCAATAATTTAAGCGACTTTTAGAGCCGCCAACATGCAAACTAGACTGATATTCAACGGCCTTTACAATATCTGAACGTGTGTTGTAAATCATTGCGCAAACACCGCCTTTACAAACTCGTCAATTGATTCTTTGGTGTTATTCATATCGTGTAAAATGGTTGACTTGTAAATGCTGGAAAAGCCGGAAGCGATAAAGCCACTTTCACAAGCGCGGAATGTGTCAATGTTGCAATAGGCTGTATCCACAAGTCCACAATTATCGAATAATTCGCGCTTGATTGTAAATCCGTTGTCAATGCCGGATTTTTTCGGCTTAATTGTAATGAGTTGCATTTTCATTTTTATACCCTCTTTTAATTTATTTTGGCTTTATGCCATATGGTACCGGGCTTTACTGTAAACCCGGTGGAACGATTAAATTTTACTGTTGTGAAAGCGGGCGTTCGATAGGTACAGCCACGGCGTTAAATACCTCTCTAGGAATTCCCATGGTATTTTCCTCTTTGGGCTGAACGTCCAAAACCTGCCATTTGGTACACGGCTCTGCATTGTGCAATGCCTTTTCAACCTTTTCTGCGTCAAGAACGCCGTCAAACTGTTTTACCATTTCACCGGATTCTACAGAAAAATCGTCGTTGAAACGCGCATACTTTACACGGGCGACAGTACCGGCCTTTAGCGTTCGGCTCACGCAAGCGGTGCTTTTGGGCTTGTCATTGATGGGGCGGGTAATGGTAATAATTTCATTCTCTCCGTCAATGGTTTTTTCGATTTTCCAATTAGTCATAGCAAAATACCTCTCTTTTATGTTTTTGTTTTGGAATGGGATTTTTCTTTATTTCCCTTTCCTCTTTACAATTATATTATAACATACGTTAGAAATAATACCATGCAATTTTGTTGCAATTATATGGATAAATGTTGACTGTTAATTTAATGACAATTGGTTTAGTGCTCTAAAGTGGCAAAGTGTGAAATTATTAACAATCGCTTTAGTGCTCTAAAGTGGCAAAGTGCGTGCTAATCATGCAACGCCCAACGCTACACATATAAGCGCTTTAATACTTTTAAGTGCTAAAGTGTGTGAATAATTTAACAATCGCTTTAGTTATTTAAAGTAGTGTAGTGTGTGAAATATTTAACAATATACCAGTTAGAGATGACTAACTATACCATATGTGAAAAATTTAACAAAGGGGAAAAATGGAAAAAATTGGTAAAATGTTTTGACACTACTTT